AAACTTGCTCTAATCCTTTTAATTCTTTAAATTTTTCTCCATTAATAAAATTTTCTAACTTTGTTACTTTATCTTGTAATTCATTTTTCTCTACAATCATTCTTTCTATAAATGTTTCCATTTTATCCTCCTTTTATCTTCTAAATTGAATATTATCAGCTACTCCTAGTTGAAAATGTACAGAGTCTTTCCGCTTCCAATTTCCACCCCAAACTATCCCATATTTATCAATCAAACCTTTGCTTTTGGCAATATCATAAATAGCTTTATAATATTTATAATCCCATCTAGCAACTGTCTTTTCTTTTTCTTCTCCAGTTTTTTTATCAGTGTATTTTTCTTTTTCCAAGACAGCTATGTCAACAGCATATCCATAACCATCAACTTTTACTTGGTGTTTTGATTTTAAAATATAGCCATCACACCAACTAATTTTTGGTTGTTTATTACCATTGCTATCATATAAAATAGTTCTCCCTTTTTGGTACTCATGATTTTGTTCTTCAGCAGTTCTTACTCCACATGTAACTTTAAAATCGTATGGAGATTCTTTTATAAGCTCTTTTATAAAATTTACAACGTTTGGATGCACTCTATTCATTTTTTCTAAACTAATATTTGATAAATTAAACATTTGCTCCTCCTTAAAATAATAAGCCAATATAAGAGTTTTAAAAGATATAGCCTATTAAGAATATGTCTTTTGATTTAAAACTTCTCTATTGCCATTTTATAGCTTCAATTTCTTCTACTGTTTTACAAGCTTCTAATTTAATTGAAAGTATTCCAAATTTTTCAAATATTTCAGCTTTTCTTTTTATAAACTCTGTTAATACTTCCATTAGTTGAGAATATTTAAAAGGTTTTATAGTATTATTAGATAATACCCAATTTCTCGTATCAGTTTCTGTAACTTCTCCATTTTTTAACATATAATCAACTTCCCAAAAATTTTCTAAATCTTCTGTTCTGACTTGAAAGGTATTACCATTTACAGTAATATTTTCAAAAAGTTTAGATGTTCTAATTGCTTTTAATTCCTCTCTTTTTTGTATTTTTAGTTCTTCTAAATTCAATACCCATTCTTTATCAATCCATTTATGATATTTACTTGGTCGAGATATTTCAATTAAGTTATTATTTTTTATAACTTCACCTTCTTCTAAAGTTACATTTATTCCATTTTTTATCTTTTCTTCTTTTGTCATTTCTCTTAGTCCACCATTTTCAAAAATAGGATATTCAAATTTTTTATCATATATTTTCATATCATCTTGAAAATTGGGATACCATTCTTTTTTAAATTCTTTTATATCATAATTTAATGTATCTATTAGTTCATCTTTTTTGTAAATATAAATCATTTTTTACCTCCTTAATAATTTTAAAAAGTATATAAATTGGAAAATCTATATAAAATTGAACATACCCCTGATTACGATGTTTTAACAATTTTAAACAGAAAATTTGTAGTAGGCTCATTGGAAACTAAGGGATCTACTGCTTCAAAAACATTAACAGCTAATGGTTTTAGTTTTAAAAATTCTATAGTTATGGCTACTGCTAAAAAAGATAATTGTTCTGTTGCAGTTATACATAGTGGAGATAATTTAGACTTTTCTACTCTAGATGCAACTAGTGGAAATGTCCAAAATGGTATTTGCAAAGTTGATTTCTTTATACTCTTAAAACAATAGGTTATTAAGATGCTATTAAGTTAATTTTCTCCATTGACCAAAAGGCCTATTAGATCCTGTTACAGCTCTGTAAAAAATAAGTCCTTTGAAGCTATACAAGATTTGCTGACAATAAGAACCACCCTCTAAGGAAAAAACAACTAAATAAAAGGCTCTACTCTCGTTATTATCTAATTCTTGGGGCACCCCTGATATATTATTACCCCATCCAGACGAAACGTAAAAACCTGATTCTGTAATAGAATTTAGATTTACATTATTAATTTGTGTTAAACTTAACTTTGTTTTTTCCTCTTTAGTTGTGTTTAAATTTTCCAATCTATCCACAATTGAGTTTATTGACATATCTTTAAAATATTCAGCTGAATTAACAATACTAGATGTTGTTCTTATACATCTAAATAGCTTTCCAGTATTTTTATCTAAGTAATATTCTCCTATTCTTTTTTCTCCAGCATCTTGTATAAAACTAGGATTAATTTGCCCTCCTGCAATAGCATTAAATTTATTATTTATCTCTGACATTTTGCTTTCTAACTCTTTTTTTGAATTATTTCCAATTATACTTATTTCATTTGTTTTAGTATTTTTAAAATTTTCTATTTCTTCTTTTAATTGTTCTAGTCTTTTTCTAACTTGTTCTTGGGCTTTTTCATCAGCAGTTTCACTTATATTTTCTATAATCTCTTTAAACTTTTTGTTAAAATCATCAAGAGGTAAAGTTTCTATAACTCCATCTGCATTCATATACCAAGTCGACGAAGGTTCTAATGGTGTTAGTATTTGCGTTTGATATTTGCTATCAGTTTTTACTCCAACACTATTCAAATAACCTATTATATTATTTATATCATCTACTATTTTGTTTGTATGCTCTACAACCATACTTAACTCAGGGAATTTCTCTAAATATTTAGAAGCTTGTGCATTAAAAATCGATATTATTTGAAACTCAACTGCCTTATTATTAATATAATCATCGACTATCAATGTGTTTTTATTATCATTAGATACAGTTCTATAATTGCCTTTTGGAATAGGAATAAATGGACTTGTTTTTTCTCTATACAGAAAAACTGTATTTTCTAAGTCAATACCATTTATTTCATATCTTCCATTTCCTTTTTTAAATTCTCTTATAATTTTATGTAACTTACCTGTTTTAAAATCCATATTATCTCTATCTCCTTAAAAAAGGCAAGAGGTTTATATCCCCTTACCCCTTTATTGATTAAACTTTAAATGTGAATTTTGTTATTTTTTCTGGTGCAATTACTACAACTCCAACAGATTTAGTTATTTGTAAATGCCAAGTTCTTCCATCTGTTGGCATAAATACCATATCTGTAGTTATAGAGTTTTCCCATTCTGCGAAACCAAATGTATAACTTGGTATTATATAGAATGTTCCTTTTGCAACTTGTTCAGATATAATTATTTCAGCTCCAAAAAATGTTAGAGGAGTATCTCCTGTACCTCCACCAAATGCTGCTTGATAATCCCCATTTATAAATATTTCAGATGAAGCAAGAACAGAATAGTCCTCTTCATTCATTACTATAGCTACACCTTTCTTTTGATCAATACCATTTTTAGCCCATACATGTGCACTTCTAACTCTTTGAATTAATATTTTTATATTTTCTATATCATCAACTGTTTTTGTATTTTTACCTGCTGTTGCAAGAGTTCCAGCTGCTGCTATTGCTACAATTATTTTTTCATCTTCTTTTTGTAAAACTGCATTTGTCATAGATGAAACTATTGGTGATTTTAAATCTAGTTTTGTCTTTAACATATCTGTTTCTGCTAACTTATCTTGAGATGAAATTTGTGCTATATTTGCTTGAAATTTATCAAAATCTCCGCCTTCTCCTGTGAAAGAGTCATTAAACATTGATGGAATTCCATCTTTTGCTGTTGCTTTCTTCTTTCTGTAAAATGTGTAAGATTCCCCACCTTTTGCATTTCCTCTTTCTGCCATTTTTTTCAATCCACTAGCTTTTAATGTGTCTTGTGCCATTAAAACTGAAGTTGCGAATTGTTGTTGTTTTGTGTTTGTTGTTGTTGACATTTAATACCTCCTATAAACCTAATGTTTCTTTAAAATATTTTTTATCTTCTTCTGTTCCAATTATTGCCAATAATTCTTTTGCTTTCCCTTGAACATCTGCATTACCTATATTAGCTCTCAAGTATTCATTAAATTTATCTACTGCTTGATAGCCTGTTAATCTTGATGTTCTACTTTCTCTTTCTGTTTTTGCTCCTATACTTGCTCCTGGAGTCATATTTTTAACAAGTGCATTTACTACTTTGAAAGCAATAGGGTTTGTCATTATTTCATCATAATATTTACCTAAATTGCTTTTATCAAGTGCTTGTCTTAATTGTGTTCCTGTATATTTATAACTTTGCTTTTCCTCCATTGTTAGAGAAGTATTTAACTCTTTCATAATACTATCTCTGTCTTTTGGAGTTTCTGATAAGTTTTCTTCCATCAAAAACTCAATTTGTGCTTGTGTAAAACCTTGCTCTTGATATCTCTTTGCATATTCTTCTATATAAGGTAAAGAACTTTCATCTATTCTTCCTTTGAATTTGGAAAAGTCATAACCAGCAATGTTATATTCTTCTGCAAACTGAATATCATCTACTGAAAAAGGTTTCTTTTCTTCCACTTTTTCCCCAGTACCATCATCATTTGTACTGTCATCTGGTGGTAAATTTTGATTCAAGTCATCTGTATTTGTTCCTTCTCCATTGCCTTCTGGCAAATTATCTAGTACATTATCTTCCATTATTTAACCTCTCTTTCTTCATTAAATTTTAAGTCTGTCATTAACTTCATAACTGTGTTTCTCCGTTCAGGATATACTCCCGACATCATATAAGTGCTTTCTCTTTGTCTTTCCTCTTCAAGTAAGCACTCTTCCAGCAATTTATATAAATCATTATTACCGACAAATTTGTTTAAAAGTATTTGATATTCTGTTCTGTGTTCTATTCTATGTTCCATTAAATACACCCATACCTTCTTTTATTTCATCTCCTATTCCTACATCTTGACGTTTTCCAATCCCTTCTTGAACCATAGCCATTTTTTGCATTTGTTCTAACTCTTGTTGCTGTGCTATTAGTTGTTTTATTTCTTCTTTACTATTTAATACATCCAATGGCACTCTCATTTTCTTACTTGCCCAGTCTATCAATTCATCTATTTTAAAAATAAATTGTCTTTGCGTCTCAGGAACAACTTGCGATAAAGTCATATAGAAATTTATTGTATTAATAACCTCATCACTTCCAGCATTACGAGTAAGTTCATTTACATATTGAATTTGTGAAATATTTATATAACTTTTGTTCTCTTCTGTATCTAGTAAGCCTTTGCTATCCATAATGTAATAAGCATTCATAAAAGTAGGCTCTAATAGTTCTGTATTTATAAGTTCGTAAGTTCCACCAAATTCTTTTCTAAACATTTCATGTCTTAAAGACATTTCGGTAGCAGATCTATTTTTAGTATCAGATACATCTCCCAAAGGTTGAGCCATAAATGCTTCTCTTATCTTTTGCTCTGCTCTCTCTATGTCTTTTTCTATTGGCAATAGATTAGTTCCAACGTTAATTGGCTCTACTCCATATCTATCTCCACCTATTCCACTTCCAGCATAGTTTTTTGCTCCAGATTTTAAACTAACTTTATTTATTAAATCAATACTTCCATAAAAGTTTAATGGAGGGCTAACAATTTTTTCGGCATGTTTTTTTCTTTTTTCTTTTAAATCTTTCAATTCTTTGAATAAATCTAAGTTCTCTAAACCTATGCCAATTCCCCAAGGATTAGAACTATTTATTTTCCATCTAAACACTGTATAAGGGTTGTAATTTAATTCTCCTTCATACAAAATTTCTTCAAATGCTTCTGTAAAAAGTCCATGATAGTATTTATACGTACTTGTATCTTCGTCAAAAACTCCAATAACACACTCTATAATATTTATCTTTTCGTCAAGTTTTTCCTCATTTAAACCTTTTGGTGTCGCGATGGGTAAATGACCAAATAAATCGTTTATATCATTTAGATTTTTATCTACATATACTTTGAATATAATGTTAGGTTTTCCCAAATTATCCTCTAAAATATAGATATTGTCTAAGTTTTGATAAGCATAGGTAAAGCATTTAGTATTGTCTTTTAGTTCTATAATCTTTCTTATACCAGTCCCAACTTTTATACAGTCCAATAAAGATTTTGATGTTTCTGTATAATAGTTAGTATTATCATTGGTAAAATAAACTGTATCTGAATTATTTTCTAACACCTTATTTATTTCATTTTCTTGCGTTTCAGCAGTTGCTCCATCTACACCAGATACTTTTTTCAAAGCTTCTTGATTTACTTTTACTGTTGCCCATCTTCCAGATTTAGAAAAGATTGATGACATTATAAAGTTACACAAGAAGTTTTCGCTTTTTAAAATAACACTTTCTACACCTCTATTACTTTGCTTCTCTATCGTTCCACTATCTTTAATACTAAAATTTACATCGGTGTATTCATATACTTCATTGTATACTCCTCTTATGTCTTCTTTGTACTTTTTTGCATTATCATAGTAGAATTCTAATTTTTCTTTTGTTATTCCTAATATCATAAGTTACTCCTATAGCTTTCTTTTAAAAGCTTTTTTTAACTTGTCAATATCTTCATCATCTTCAGTTTTAAAATCATTTTTAAAATCATTCGTAGCATTAGAATAGTCTACAGTTGTTTTTGGCTGATTAAAATTTTGATTAACATTTGTCTTAGCAATAGTTCTTGTATCTTGTTCTAATCTTTGATTAAAATCACTTTCAGCTTTTCTCTTTTCTTCAGCTTCTCTTAGTAATTTAGCTTGTTCTTCTCTAGCTCTTCTTGCTTCGGCTTCAGCTCTATCAGCTTCTTCTTTTCTCCTTCTGTTTTCCTCAGCGATTTGCTTTGAAAATTGTTGTTCTTGTCTAAAAGCATCTTTTTTAGCTTGTTCTAACATTCTTTCTTGATTTCTTTGTGCATCTGATTTCCCTAATAATCCACCTGTTAAATTTCCTGCCAGTTTATTAGCACCTTTTCCAATTTTTTTTAATGCTCCACCAAAACCTCCACCACCCTTACAATAAATTTTTTGCTCATATTTCTCTTTTAAGTTCATGATATACCTCCAGTACTGAATATCTTTCATTTTTGTAATGTTTCGTTTTATATTTTTTTATTAAATGCTTATGAAAATTGTAAGCAGTTTTATTTTCTATAAAACACCACATGCTTATTTTTTTATAATGTTGTAATCTCTTGTCAAATAATTTCATTAATTCATAATAAGAATTTTTATCATATTTACTTTTATTAAGATTTATAATTCCAAAAAAACAATCATTATCATAATATGTAAAATCAATATAATATTTTTTATCTAATAAGTAAGCTGAATCAGGATAATTTATTTTTTCGCCTTCATCAAAATAGTATTTATAGTATTCTTTACTTCTTAAGTTATTAATTTTGCTTTCTATTACATTTATTTCATTATGATTAAGCTTTTTAATTCTCATAACTTCCCCAATCTAAGTCTTTTATATTTTTTTCATATACTTCTAAAAACATTCGCATACAATAATATTCAAGTGCATCGCATGTATTACTTGCTGCAAGTCCTCTGCCATGAACTGGTACTCTTAGATTTTCCCCAGTAGAGTTATCTATTTTCCACTCATATGCTTTCATAAGTCTTACCATATCCCTAACACTAGTACAGTCTAAAAATTTAATTTTATGTTGCTCTATACTGTGCCTTGTAATCTCTATTGTCTTATTAACTTCATAAGCTCTTAATACTCTAACATCTTTAAAATGTTTGCTATATGCTTCTCTTCTGCTTGTTAAATAGTCAATAGCGTCTTGCCTATTTCTAGCGTCATGAGGAAGTATAATCTCTACATCTTTTATATTATGTTCTTTCATAAATCTTTTTATGTACTCTATATAATGTATTGTTGCTTTATCTGTATTAGCATAATGATGAATTATAGTGTTGTCTATTGTGAATACTAAGGCTGTACTATCATTTATCCCCAGGTCCTCACTAACATATAACTTTTTGTTAGATAAATTTATTTCTTTTATCCATTCTGCTTTTAATAAACTTGCTGCATAGATAGCATTTTCATTTGCTACATCTGTATCACATAATATATCTTGTTTGAATTTACTTTCACTCATCAATGTTTTAACATTTTCTAATTTTTCATCTGTATAAACTCTAGTTCCATCTTCTTCAACTGCTCTACTATCTAAAGCATTTAAGACATCGATATACCATTTATTAGGTCTTTCTTCTATCATTCTATTAAACTCACTGCCAAAACGTGGAGTACTCACAAGAATAATTTTACCTTTTATATTTACAACTGAAGGTATTAGATACATCATTATATCTTTGTTTTGTATTAATGCCATTTCTGATATAACTAATAAATCTAGGTTTCCACCAACTTTATTATTTGCATCTTGTGACCCAACAAAATAAATTTTAGATCCGTTCTTAAATCTAATTGTGTTATCAGAATGATAGAGCTTATCAGATTTTAGAGGTAAGTCTAAAACATTTCTATCTATGACTTCATCTATTATCTTTTTTTTACTGTTACTGTATCCATCAAGTATCATCATTTTACCTTGCTTCATTGTTGGAAATACATAGTAAACAACACTATTAGAAACATCTATACATTGCTTACAAGCTAAATATAAAGCTAGTAAATCCTTCCCCATTCTCCTACACCAACACAATAAAAAGTAATTGTAGTTATCATATAGATCTATGATATCTTTTTGATAAGTTCTAGGCTTAAAAACTAAAGCATTCTTTTTCTTTTCTTTTCTGTTATTCAATTCTTTTTCTAATAACTCAATTAATGCCTTCATTTGTATCACTCTCTAAAGATTTTATAAACTCTAAAACTTTTAATATGTCGTTATCGGATAATTTTTGTAACTTCTCAGTAAAATCACATAGCAGTTCATTTTTGAATTTATTTTTTTCTAACTCAATTTTCTCAAGCCTTTCAATTCTATCTAATTCAAATATTTCTTGTTCAGTCTGTTCATTTAATTTAATTAATTCCTGAGTTGCTTTAGTTATATCTTCTGCAAGATTTAAAGTATATTCTATTTTCTCTTTTGCTATATTATTAAGATTTAATCTGTCTTTCTTATTCTTTGTTATTTCTTCTCTGTATTGTTCTCTAAAAGATTTTAAATAGTCTAGTTGCTTAACTTGTAACTTCTCTTTACTGCTTAATCTCCCAGCAACTGATTTAGATAGTCCTAATTTGTCCCCTACATCTCTTATTGTTTCTCCTGACTCTATTAATGCTCTTGCTTTTTCTTTTTTCTTTCTTCTGTTGTCGTTTGTCGCTGTCGCATTCTTGTCGTTGTTTGTCGTATCATTAAAATCTTTTCTGTATCTCTCTACTGTTCTTACACTTATGTTTAATGCTGCAGCTATTTCTTTGTTATCTTTCTTTTCTATTATTAACTTATAAACTTCTTGTCTTGTATTCACATCTTTTAAAACCTCCTAGAAAAAATAAAAAAATGGGACACATAAAAAGTTGCTTATATTTCTATAAACTTCTTCTTATATATCCCATCTACTTTAATTAAATTTTGATTGTAAGATATCTTTTATTTATTTTAAAAAAAATTTTATACTTTTTTCTATTGATATTATTGGACTTTTCGAGTTCTACAAAAATATTAAAAAAATATTTAAAAAAAAGTATTGACATAGGTTTAAAACTATGTTATTATAAAAGTACCTCAAAGGAAGGAGGTGATAAAATGAAAATCCAATTTATAATTGTAATTGGTTCTTGGTCGTTCTCGATTACAATTACTAAAAAAGATAAGTAATTTATCCCCCTCTCCCAGAGGGGTAAAACTAAGAGTGATAAACTCTAAGCCTTGACACTTAGATTATATCACTTCTTAATAAAAAAATCAAGTAAAATCAAGGAGTGATGAAGATGTTAAAAGAATTAATGAACCACAATGAACTAGGAGTAAAATTTTACAGAGATGAAAACACAGTAATCTTTGTAGAAGATGAAAAAATAGGAGTTATCTTAAAGTTATCTGTCTATGAAAATATATTTATATTCCATAGACAAGAAAATGATGTCGAAGCTATTAAAAGACAAATAGAAATAGCTAGACATTATGATGAAGTAATGGCTGGGACTTGGAGACCAGCAACTGAAAGAAAATTTAAAAGAATAAGATAGAGGGGTAAAAAGCCCCTCACAAATTAAGGAGGAAAGATGGAAGAAAAAAAAAGAAAAGGTTATAAAACTAAAGAGGGACAAAAAGAAGCTGATAAAAGATACCTTGAAAAACACCCAGAAGCTAAGGAAAAGAAAAAAATATCTGCTATGAAAAGCAATGCAAAAAGATTCATAAAAGAATTTGCTAAAATAGAAGATTTAGAAGAACTTGAAAATTTAATAAAAAATAAAAAGATGGAGGTTTTGAAAATGAAAGAATTAAAAAAAATTTACAAAGAATGGAGAGAATTAACAGAAGGACTTATGGAAGATTATCCAAAAACTTCTATCGATTGTGGAGAAAGTGGAGTTAGAGAAGATTTTAGCAACTATGCAGAACTTCAAGAAATCATTTCTTTTGAAGAAATGTTAGAATTAGAAAAAGAATATAATAAAAATAATTAATACAAAAATAAAAAGATGAGTTTTTAAAGCTCATCTTTTTTTATATCTTCAATAATCTTTTTTATTTCTTCGCTCTCATATCTTGTATTTTTAGAGAAAATTTGGATCTTGCCATCTTTTATTTTTATTCTGTATTCTCCATCTCCCAGCTTTTTTATTAAAAATGGTATATGTTTAATTTTTACTAAACTCATTGCTGCAGCTCCTCAATAATCTTTTTAACTTCTTCTAAACTCTTAACGACATAATATTCAGCCCCTTGCTCTTTCATCTTTTGCTCCATTATTTTTTGTTCAGCTGATTGTCGCCCTGCTGGTGTCTTTATTTCAAGTCCTATTGTTTTTCCACTCATAAAAACTATTATGTCAGGAAATCCTTTTTTCTGTCCTTTTGAAAGGCTTCTAAATTTTTTACCTACTGGATCATAAATTGCTGTATTATTAGTTCTTTGAAACCACAATTTATTTTGCTTTTCTAATACTGTTAAATAATCAATTATTACCCTTTGATAATCTGTTTCTTTCATCTTATCACTTCCAGATTAATAATGCTATTGAAATTGCTTCTATAATTGTTACAATGCCTAAAAAAACACTGAAATTTTTTAACATTCCAACTTCATTATCTTTTTGATAATAACTATTATTCCAGTATTTAGCATGATTTCTATAATATTCTTTTTCTTTCTCTGCTTCCTCTCTTTTCTCTCCTGCTTCCTTAGCTTGAGTTATATAAAATACTCTTTCAGCTTCCAGTTTCTCAAATTTGTCTTTTAGATTTGTTTTTTCTTTGTTTTTAGCTAGTAAATTATTATTTAAAATCTCAATTTCTTCTTTTAAACTGTCTATCTCTTTCATATAAGCCTTATTGTCTTGCTTATTATGTCTTAGATTCTTAACTAGATTTAATAAATAATCTTCACATTCTTTTATACTATTTAGCTTAGAAGCATTAAAAGTAACTCCAGCTTCCTTGTTAGCTTTTGTTATAAAAGTTCTCAAATAATCCCTTGTTTCTATTTTTTTAATTACCATCTGTTCCTCCTTAAATTTAAACTATTTTTTCATATATATTTAAAACTATGTCTGTAAATATTGAATCCTCTATTTTAAAACTTCTCTTTTGCTTTCCCAATTAAATTCCCTATACTTACATTCACTTTTTAATCTATCGTAGATTTTATCTACTCCTTTTATTTTTAGATGCTCTTTTATTTCTCCAGCATCTAAATTTGTTGTGATTAAAATTGGTTTTCCTGTTCTGTATCTTTCATCAAAAAGTCTAAATAACTTTTCTTCTCCCCACATTTTGCCATTTTCTCTATTGATATATTCACTGCCTAAGTCATCAATAAACAGTAAATCTACATCTTTAACTGCTTGGATTAACTTTTCTTCTTCATCTGTACTAAATCTAATTTTATTGAAGTAAGCACCAAGTGAAAAACTTAATACTGAGAAACCTTTTTCACTTAGCTTATTACATACACAGTTAGCTAAGAATGTTTTTCCAGTTCCTACTCCTCCAGAAAATATATATCCCTTGCTAGATATAGTAAAATTATTTGCATAATTAAAAAGCTCTTTATAAATCTCTTTTTCTTCAACATTTGTTATTTTCTTAGAGTTAGAAAAAACATCACTCTTAGAGTTTCTATCTGTGATGCTCAAGTCTTGAAATTTTTTCAATCTTGCTTGTACTCTAAAACTTCTCATACAAGCACAGTCACGAGTCATTGTATAACCTTCATGTATATAATCTATTATTTCTCCGCACTTCTCACATCTTTTTAAGACTATATCTCCATTTTCTAAGATTTCTTTTTCTTCTTCTTTTATTTTTATTAAGTTAGGATTTTCAAGCATTTTTATTATTTCTTTTATAGCAGTTACTGACATCTTACTCACCCCACTTTATTTTTTTAGTTTCCTGAGTAGATGCAGGAATACCTATATTTTTGTGAATTATTTTCTGATTTAGATACTTTTCAAATTTAGAGCCAAACAAAGTTTCAGGACACAAATACTTCTCCATATCAGTATTTAGCCACTCAGAACATTTTTTATCTATAACAGTTTTAAAATCTTCTAATGTGTAGCCTTCTCTTATTCTTGCTTGGATATGTCTAGTTGTATTCTTAGAATTAGATTTATATTTAGTTCCTGCTTTTGAATTTAAATATTCTACAGCATCACTATATATATTTTTATTATTTATATCTTTTTGTATATTAGTATCTTTATATGTCGGATTTTTTTCCGAGTTATTTTCGGATTTTTTTCCGAATTCACTCGGATTTTTTTCCGAGTTATTATCAAAATTCGGAGATTTCTCCGAACTGCTTTCAATAAAATTCCAACTTTTACCTTTTTCTGTTAATCTTATTAGATCCATTCCTTTATGTTTTATATATTCAATTATTCCTTTCTCAGCTAATACTTTTAAATTTCTATATACAGTATCAGCTTTTTCAAAGAACATAGGTAATTCTTTTAAGATTAAGTTCCTTGATACAAAATAATAAGTCTTATCATTAATTATTTCTTCATTAGCCCAAGCATTGGCTTCATATAAAAGAGCAATTAATACACCTTGAGTTGAATTTAACTCCCATTCCATACATTTTTGATTGTTCAGTGTTGTTGAAAATCTCATTTTAACCTCCTGCAGTTTTTGGAGAGCCTGTCTAACTCTCTTTTATTAATTCAATTAGTAAAGGCTACTCAGAGCTTGACAGGCTATGAATAGCCCCCACTAATTCAATTAAAAAATGTGATATAATAAATTAATATATTTGGAATGGAGATGTTATCATGAATATTGAACCTATTGATTTAAAAATTCTTTATTACCTTTCTGCTAAACCTAATTATTTACACTTTGCATATGTAAAATATAAATTTTCAAAAGAAAAATATCATATTGTATATAGACTTTCTCTTCTTGAAGAAAATGGATTTATACATAGAAAATACAGTTTTGAATTAGAAGGGTGTCCTCATTTACAAACCACTGAAAATAATCCTTTTTATTTTTTAACAGATAAAGGTCATAAGTATGTAATTGACCATAAATACAACCACAGATTATGGATAACATTTATTAAGGAATTTTTAATAAAAAATATTTCTCACTCCATTGTCTCTATAATAATTTTTATTATTTGTAGATATATAGAAATTAAATTTTTTAAAAAATAATTTCTAATATAACTACTGTTACTACTGATATTATTGCACTTATTATATGTGGATGTTCTTCAATAAAATCTACTATTTTAAATAACATATAAACCTCCAAAGTTAAAAAAATTAAAAGTTTTATATCCTACATCTTTATCAACTAGTATTTTCAAGGGCTGTTCTTGAATGATAAAGATGTAGGATAGTCTGTAAGTGATAGAACATAAGATTCTAAGCCTAAGCCTACCCACATTCATGGACTTAGTTTTATCCAGTAGCTACACCTTACACAGATAGCTATAAGGGAGGGACTCACTTCTTTTGAGGGGAGCAGTGAGCAAGAGTACTTATAGCTATTTGTCTAAGGACTAGCCTTAGATTTGTATTATTAACTCCTTTGATTTATAATATATTTTGCAAGATACTTTATAAACTAAGGAGATGAAATAATGAAATTTTTATTACTTTTAATAATTCCAATTTACAAATATTTAATAAATTCTTACAGATTAAATAGAATTGAAGAACTTTATAAATATTTTCAAACTTTAAAATCAGAAAGTCCAAATAAAGAAATATATGAAACAAGATCAGAAACATTAGAATTATTTGAAACTGCTAAAATAAACGATATTTTCATTTATGTCTCAGAGAATGTTGGATATGATGTTAAAAATTCAATTGTATCTGTTTTAAATAACTATCCAAATTCAAACGAAGAATTTTACATTTGCCAAAATAATATGTTTTTGGAAGCTATTGGAACTTTCAAAAAAAGAAAAAATGAAACTTTTTCTTTAATATATTGGCTAGAAACTATCGCATTTTTGCCTCAAAAATTATTAAGTTATTTCAATCTTGTACCAAATAGTTTCTTATCAAAAATTTTTAACTGCATATATTGGTTAATTTCGTTTTTATTTACCTTTTTTTGTGAAGAAATAAAAGAATTTGTTTTAAAAATTATTGAAAAACTTTCTTAAAAATAAAGAAAAATATTTATAACAGATAAAATTATTAAAAATAAACTATCTCTATTAAATTTTCTAATTTTTAAAATATAGTCCATTCCTGAAATAAGGTTGTAAAAACTAATTAATAATATTATTTTTATAAGCATTATTCACCTTTCTTTTTTATTTGTAATTCATAACCTAATACATCAAGAATTTTGCAAATTCTATTAAATTGATTATTAGGCTTATTAGCTTCTAGCCTCTTCATAAAGATATGAAAGCCTTGTTTACTAGGAAATTCTAATTTATCAGATAATTCAGAACGATTTTTAAAATTAAATTTTCTTTCATTCTCTAATAAATTAAAAATTTTTTTACAATCCATAATCTACCACCTTTTTAATACATTTGTGTTAATATATAATCAAAAAAATATTTAAAAAAAATTTATACTTTTCTATATCTTAATACATTAGTGTTAAAAAGTCAATAAAAATTTTAAACAAAAAAAGAGAGAAACATTCTCTCTCTTTCTTAAAAAATATTTAAATAGTCCTTTATATCTTCAATTTCACTTTCTAATTCTTGATTTTTATCTTCTAGTTCATCAATCTTATATTTTAATTCTTTGTTTTCTTTTTTTAGATTTTCAACTTCATCTTTTAAATCTTGAAATTCATAATAATCAACATAATTTTCACTATTACTTTCATCCTCTTTACAAGAAACAAAAGCAAAAGATAATAATAATATAATTAGTACCCTATTTTGCACGGCTTATAACCTCTCTTTATTGCTTCAGATTTTTCAATGGCTATAATCTTTTTGGCTTTTCTTAAACCTCTGCAAGTCTTAGTTGGGTGATATTTCTTTCCAGTAGGCGTAATATAAACTATTTCTGCCAAAACTCCAACAGATAAAATCAAAAATAAAATAGCAATAAATTTCTTCATAAAATCCCCTCCATTTATTTATAAATATTTATTTGAAATAACTTGTATAACTCTTCCCTCAATCTTCAAATATACTTGCATATCCTTAGTTATTAAAATATCTTCATATTCTGGGTTATCACTTTTTAACATAACAATTTTACTTTTGTCATCTATAACCATTCTTTTTATAAAACTTTCATCATTATAAGTTACAACATATATTTTATTTTTTACATAATCTATATTATCTGGGTCAACCAAAGCATAATCTCCATCTTCTAAGGTTGGCTCCATACTATTCCCATTTATTTCAACTAAGAAACTTCTATCTGAAAAATCCCCTTTTTTAATTGGGAAATAATAAATTTCTTGGTCTAAATTTATATATCCATTCCCAGCAGAAGCCTTACCATAAACTGGCAATATAACAGTATTTACTTTTTGTTCTTCCATATTAAATGTACTGCCTTTTAAACTTTCTGGCATAATTTCATCAAGATACGCTTTTTCAAATTGTTTTTTATATAATGGATAGACTTTTATAAATTTTTCTAAATTATCTTTGTTAATAGGTCTTGTTCCCTTTTCAATTTTATCAATATAGGTAAAAACTATTTCAGTTTTTTCTGCTAATCTTTGTAAACTATCTCCGTTTTTTAATCTAATCTCTTTTAAAATTTCTCCAAAAGCCATAGTAAACTCCTTTCATTTTCAACATTTTATAATATTTTTGAAAAAAAGTAAAATTTTTCTTGACTTTTTAACACATTTGTATTATACTATCATCAAGAAGAAAAAGAAAATTTTTTGCAGATTATTTAACACATTTGTATTAAATTTAAAAGGAGAGATAAAATGAAAAACTTCACACTAGAATTTACAGATCATCAATGGATTATGTATACAGAAGCAGAAAATAAATATGGAAGCGAGATAGATAACTACTTTAAGTTACCAGACCTAGCAAAATTGGAAGATGAATACACTTCTATAAATGCTTACTGGGATAATTCAGAGGAACAAGGTTATATAGATGTAGAAATAACTGCTGTTCATTCTAATAACACTTATCCATTTAAAACTAAATACTATGATTTTTCTAAGTTCTTGAAAGATTTGAAAGACTTAGAAAATGAAATAGAAATTGACAAACTTAATGTGAATGATTGGGAATATGAAAAAAAACACCCTTACACAAGTAGAGGGCTATCAATAAGAGATTTTATATAAGGGAGTAAAAGCTCCCTCCAAGGAGGATGATATGTTTAAGACATTAAAGTTTTTAAGTCAAGGAAGCTATAAAGGTATTAAATGGGAGATATATTTAAACAAAAAAGAAACATATGAGTATACTCCAAAATTTAAAGTTAACTATGAATGTAATTATGTAGGATGCATAAAATTTAATGAATGTTTTGAAAAAGCTGTAGAAACTCCAATATTTCACAAAGAATATTCTTACAAAAAAGCTGGGTTGATAATGGAATTAATTAATTCAAAGATAGATGAGTTTTTAGGAGGGCAACAATGAAATTAAAAGAAGCCTTAAGCAAACTAGATCAAGAGTTGTTTAACATAAATTATAACTTCAATTCTCAATATTGGGAATTAGTTATATTTACTCAAAATTATGACATAAAAGCTGAGTATAAAGAAAAATTCTTAGTTGATATATTAAAAGAACATTTTAAAGAAAAAATAGATTTTGATAATTGCAAGGAAGCATATTACCAAGATGGTTATAGAAATCTAAGTCTTAACTATGATAATACAGATTATAGCGATAATTTCATAACTCTATCTTTGAATGATAGATATGAAGATCAGCACGAAAGAACTTTTATTTTAAAAGATATAAATGATTTAGCTGAGAAGCTAGAAAATTTAAATAACTTATTTACAGATTATGAAATTAATTTGACTGAAATATTTAAGGAGGCTAGAGAATATGGCTTATATAGATAAAACAATAGGAGAAACATTAATAAAAAGAATGTATAAATCAGTTAGAGAATCAATTAAGCTTCTAGATAAATTAATAGAAGAAAATGAAAAGAGAGGACTAAAAACTTTTTCTTTAAAAGGTAATAAAGTTGGAAAAATAGAACTATTAAAAGAAATGATTGTTGAAATTAGAGAATTGGAGGATTAAAAAAATGAGAATACACAAAGAAATAAAAATTAATATGGAAGATATGGAAAAAGTTATAGTACACAAAGATTTAATTAAAAGAGTTAAATATAACATTGAACAATACAACGAAAGAAAAAAAGAAAGTATTTATTTTACCTATACTGGAAACTGTTCAAAAGCAGCTGAATGGGGATACTTATTAGATGTAGACATAGATTGGTTAGATAATTATTTTATCGGAATTTTAGGAATGAAAGCTATTACAAAAGCTTCTTGGGATAACAAAACTGCTGAAAGAATTTATTTTTTTGAAAGTGAGGAGGATTAAAAATGTTAATAGAAAATAAAATACTAGATAAATACTATGGTAGACCAGAAATAAAAGATTTAAAAATAGGTAGAGCTTTAGCGATTATCCAACAAATTGAGATGTGGGAGGGTAATTTATATGACAAAAAAAGAAATAGCAATAATGGAGCTTCTGAAAGAAAAAAAAGAAAGCAACTTTTAAAGATGTTATTAAATTTAAAATTAATTGGCTCATAAAAATATTACTTGCTTTAGTCTAGGAGGAGAAAATGAATTTAAATTTTAGAACATTAAAATCAAATGAAATAGAAGTTAAACCACAAATAGTAAAAGAAAATGGATTCTCTTTATTGTTATATAAAAATGCTAGGGTTGACATGGAGTTACTAGATGAAGTAGTAGGTTCACTTAACTGGCAAAGAAAACATAGTAGAGATAATGCGAATTGCATTGTTTCTATCTATGATGAAGATAAAAAAATATGGGTAGAAAAAGAAGATACAGGAACTGAAAGTTTTACAGAAAAAGAAAAAGGACTTGCCTCAGATAGTTTTAAAAGAGCTTGTTTTAATTGGGGTATAGGTAGAGAACTTTATTCAGCACCTTCTATATGGATTAATGAGAGTAAGTATATAACAAAAAATAATAATGGGAAACTTGTTTTAAATTCAAAATTCTATGTAAAAAATATTGAATATGAAAACAGAAATATAATACATCTTGAAATAATAGATAGTAAAAATAATTTAGTTTTTAAATACGGAAAAGAACTATCAGAAAAAGAAAAAAAAGATAAAGCTATCAAAATGATTACAGAAATTTTAAAAGATAAAGATGATGGCATTATAGATAATATTTTAGATAAATATAAAAGAAATAGTTTAATGGACTGCACAATTGAAGAACTTAGAAAAATATATAATGAACTAAAAAAATAGGAGGATATGATGGCAAAATTTTACGATGTAGTTAATGACTATATTGAAAGAATGGAATATTTAGAACAAGGTATTAATGCAGAAACTGGCGAAATGACTGAGAATGAAAATCAATTAGCAATATGGACTGAGGAGCTAACACAAGATTTAAAAGATAAATCAGCAAATGTAATAGCAGTTGTTAGAAATCAAGAGCTTACTATTGAAGCTCTTGATACTGAAATTAAAAGACTACAAGATATGAAAGATAATTTAAAAAAGAATTTGGATAAGTTTAAGACTTATATTAAGAGTGCAATGCTAGTAAATGGCATTGAAAAAATAGAAACTACACTAGGAAATATTAAATTTACTAAGTCTACAAGTACTGAAATCTATGATGAAAGTTTGATAGACAAAAAATTTATAGAAGTTGTAACAACTGAAAAAATATCTAAGGAAAAAATTAAAGCTTCTCTAAAAGCTGGAGAAGAAGTTCAAGGTGCTAGATTAGTTGAAAATAAAAATTTAAAAATAGGATAGGAGGATAAAATGAAAAAAATAAAAATAATAGAACTTGACATAATATTACCATACTATGAAGCAATGTATAAAGTTGGAAAAGAAATAATAATAAAAGGTATAAATTCAAGCAAAAATTGTTGTAATAAAGAAATTGTAAAAGAAATAAGAGAAACAAACATAAATTGTGATGGAAATGATTATCTAATTATAACAGAAACAGGAAAAGAAATTTGGATATTTGAGGGACAACCTGGATTACAAGTAATTGGGGAAATTAAAAATAATTAGGAGCAAAAGAAAATGGAGAAATTAGGATACAGTAGAGCAACACAAAAATTAATATATTGGCTAATTGATGATTTTGCTAACTTTTGGCAAGGAAATAATCCAGGAGCGAAGCCAAGTTTTATAGAACTAGCTTACACTAAAGAAGTTTTAAAAAGCGAGTTCGTAAAAGTCTATAAAGGCTTTGATACTGTTAAAAACGCTCAAGCGTACCTAATTTCTTCTTTAATGAATAAAGATAATCTAACAGTAGATGAATTGACTAGCAATGTAATAAGAGCATTACAGAGCCTAGCAATTCAAAATGGAGGCTTTAGTTTGTCATTAAATTCTTTAACACAGAAACAAGCTAATGACTTTGTAAAATGGCTGTTTGAAATGGCTATCTATTGGGAGATCCCATTAAGAATGGAGATAAGAAATTTATTTGCTGAGGATTATCAAGATACTTTTATATGGGTAACACTTAAAAAGAAAATATGTTGTATATGTGGGAAACCATGAGAGTTACAACATTTTGACAGAGTTGGAACAAGTGGATATAAATCAGATACAGGGCTAAATTATAGGGTAATGTGCTTATGTAGAGAGCATCACGATGAAGCTGATAATTGTATCAGTCGTATAGATTTTGTTAAGAAATATCATTTGAATGGGATATACTTAACACCTGCACAAGTTAAAGAATTAAAGGGAGTGTATAAAGGACACTTTCAAGCTTTTAAGGAGGAGTAATGCTGAACATAAATATTAATAAAGATGGAGTTTTTTTTGAATTAAACGGAGAAATGGTAAAACTAGACGATAAAGTTGTTGATGATTTAGCTGAAAAAATAGTTAGCTATATTTGTTATAGAGATAAAAAAGAAATTATGATTTTTACAGATAAAGAAAAAACAGGTTTATAAACAAAGGAATAACGACTATTTCAATTTTGGAAACAGTCGTAAAAATCTAAAGTTGAATGATTTTGTTGATACCAGCAAAATGGATAGACATATAATAAAATCAATAGTTGAACATATTGCTGACGTCGGGAAGATGTTAAAAGTATAGAAAATATGGAGGATAAGATGGAGAAAGAAAATGTATTAGAGATAGAAATAACTAAGATTAATGATACATACAGTTTAGCTAAAGTAACAAAAATGAATAGAAAAGTTATAGAAGAAAAAAAGAAATACTACTTCGGGTATGCAAATAGTTCGAACTTAGAAACTAACAGCATACTTTATGAAGCTCCTAGTTTTAAAACTTATATTTCAGACACTATACACTGTTTTGATTTACATCTTAATAGTGAAAATGATTGCTTTACTATTAAAAATATTCTTGTAGAAAGTTTAGAAACATTTTTACAAGAATTTAATGAAAAATATGGAATATCTAAGAGATGGAGAGGCAAAAGAAGTGATAAATATTTCACTATATTTGGAGATAATGAAATTGCAGAAACTACAGATAACTATTTCCCAGAAGATCAAATGAGATATGAGTTGGGGAATTACTTCAAAACTGAAGAAGAAGCAGAAAAAGTAAAAATTGAACTAGACAAGTTTTGGGAAAGAGTAAGAGCAGGAGAAATTGGAGAATGATTAAACTAATTAAAAATAATGAAATAGACAAAACAACAAGATATAGATTTTATGGGATTAGATGCAATTGTTGTAATAGTACTAATAATGTAAATGCACTAGAAATTAGAGCAGAAAACTCTAGTGGAGGTACAATAATTGACATATGCGATAAGTGTCTAATTGAATTAAAAGAACAAATAGAGAAACTTAGAGGAGAGAATAAATGATTAAAAAATATATTAAAAAACCTATAAAAATAGAAGCAATAGAATTAAAAGAGGATAACATTATAGAAGTTTTTGATTTTTTAGATGGAGCAAATTATAAAGAAACTAAAAGTACAGAAGAACTTGAAGATTTTAATCAAAGGATGTTAAAACAAGGCTATATTGAAATAGAAACACTTGAAGGAATAATGAAAGCTAGTTTTGGAGATTACATAATAAAAGGCATTAAAGGGGAGTTTTATCCTTGTAAGTCTGATATATTTATAGCAACTTATGAGGAAGTGAGATAATGGAGATTAAAAAGCCTGAAAATTTTTTAGATATGCTTGAATTACAAAAATATTTAGATAGTAAAATCTGCAGTTTTAGAAGCAGAGGCATTAAAGATATTAAAAAGTCTTTAATTGCTGAGTGTATAGAATTTGATGAAGAAACTAAGGATAGTCATAAAACTTGGAAAAAACATATACATAATAAAGAAAAAGAACTTGAAGAGTTAACAGATATATGGTTTTTTACTGCTCAATTGGTCAATTATTCTTATGAAAATAGAGATATTACCACTCTTGAAAGAAAAGAACTAGATAAATTTTTAAATGATGGGAATTTAGTATACAGTGGTGATATAAATGTTCTAGATGTTATTTTTGATTTAAAAGCTCCAGTAATGGATTATGCTTTTTTAAAGTTTTTAGTATTAGATTTAATGGTAGTTTCTAATAATTATGGATACACAAAAAATGATATATTAGATGTTTATTGGAAAAAATTTAATAAGAATTTAGAGAGAATAGGCAAGGAGTGGAATTAATGAAAGAGTTACATTATAAAGAAGCAAGAGAATTAATATTACAAGGTAAAAAGGTTGCTAGAAATTTTAATCTAAGAATTTATACTCGTTTTAAAGATGGAAAGCTTGTAAGAGAAGAAGACTGTGGAAGAGGTAGAACTCATATAAGAAAAGTTTATAATAATGGAATTTCAGAACTAGATGAAATGTTTAAAGGACTTGAAGAAAATGATAGTTATAAGTTTGTGGAGGTGGAATAGATGGAGGAACTTACATACAATGCAAAAGAAGTTATGACAATGTTAAAATGTTCACGTGCTACAGCATATAGAACGATAGATAAAATCAATGGAATACATTGTAAAAAAAATAAACTAAATGAAAAAGCTATGATAAGGGGCAAGGTTAGTAAAAAAGTATTTCACGAATACTATCCAAGCAATTAAAGATGTTTACAAAAATCAAAAGGGGGAGTAAGATTATATAAACTCCCTCTTTTTTAAAGGAGGATAAAATGAAGAATGAAAACGGATCAGGCAGTGTATATAAACTTAGTGGAAAAAGGAGGAAATGCTGGGTAGCAAGAGTTACAATAGGCTTTGTAGATGGAAAGCAAAAAAGAAAAATTATAGGAACATATGAAACTAGAAAAGAAGCACAGACAGAATTGTTAGGATATTTGAATAATCCAACTCTTTATAGTGGTAAGACTTTTAAAGATGTAAAAGATTTATGGTATCAAGGATATTCTAAAACAGTATCTAGTGTTACTTTGAAAAACTTGGAATTTCAATTAAAAAAATTAGATGTGTTTGATGAGGTTAAAATAAAAGAATTAAAATTATATACATTACAAAAGTTTTTTGATGATATGGATAATTCTTATGGGACAAAGTCTTTTGTTAAAAGCATTTTTAATATGATATTTGAATTCGCTTTAAAAAACGAATTCATAGAAACTAATCGTATAAAATTTATTGAACTTGGAAAAAATGAAAAAGTAATTAAGAGAAAAATTTTTACAGCTGATGAAATAAAGACACTCTTTAATAACTTAGATTCTGATAACAGATTTGTAAAAAAGATGTCTTATGGGACTTTAGTTTTGATTTATACAGGTCTTAGAATTAGCGAATTTATAAATTTAAAAACTGAAGATGTTGATTTAGATAAGAATGTAATCTATATTAGAAAAAGTAAAACATTATCAGGAGTTAGAAAAATTCCAATTTCTCAAAAAGTTATACAATTATTTAAAGACAATATAGACTATTCTAAAGAATATTTTTTCTTCAATAACAAAGGTAACAAATATATTTATTTCAATTTTTCAACACAGTTTAATCAAATGTTGGAGTTGCTAGAATTACAGAAGCACACAATACATGATACAAGGCATACGTTTGCTACATTGCTAAATAATGCTAATGCTAATAGTACATCTATAATAAAACTTATAGGACATACAGATTTTAAAACCACAGAAGAAATTTATACACATAAAGATATTGAAGAACTTAGAAAAGCAGTTAATTTATTAAATTAAATTTTGTTGGCTACTTGTTGGCTACTGATGTAAGAATTATGATAAAAATAAGAATTAAAAGAAAATTAAGAAAACTATAAAAATTATTTTTTTCTAATTTAATATATATTGAGAAGTTAAAAAAAATTAGATAGAAACATAATCCATTTTATGTTAAAATTTAAAGATATTTAGGAATGGAGAAAATTTATGAAAAAAATTTATATAGCTCCTATAGCAGGAGGGAC